CGAGGACGGCGTTTCGGTTTGGGAATCGCCTAAATATTCGTTCAAGCATATGTATGCGGTAACTGGAGATGTTGTATCGATTGGGAGCGATGGCGAGCCAGTTCTTGACCCAAAATCCATTAAACTTGTCAGCACAAAAAGCTTTAGCATCAAAGACTACAACAAGGCGATGGAGATTGGGAAACAGGCGTTCATGGAACTGTATGGATGGACGGAACAACAATATGATGACGCGCTAAATCACAGGGTAAGTAGCAAAAAAAGACTTTAACTAAATAATGTGTACCTTTTGCGGATTGGCGCAAAAGAAGGGTAATTAGAGCCATTTACTCACTTGTTGGGTAGATGGCTCTTTTTTGCAAAACGCTGTGGGGAATGACGCAGTGGAAATAAAGGAGTGTAAATATGGCAGACGATATTATGACTTTTGACGAAATACTGGAAGACCCGACATATAAGTCGGAGTTTGACAGGAGAGTCACAAAGGCACTTTCGACTGTTCAGGCAAAATTGGACGCTGAAATCAAGAAAAGCTCCGGTATGAAATCTTCCGAGGACTTTTCTGCCCTTGAAGAGGAGTTGAACAAGAGCAAAACTGAACTTGGAAAATTAAAGCAAGAAAAATATGTACTTTCTAAGGGCCTGACCGGAGAAGAGGCGGAGTTCATCGCCTTCAAGGCAGGGAAGATGGTGGACGACAAGACCACCTTTGAGCAGGCCGTGGACGCGCTCACCGCCGACCGCAAGAAGACTTCCTTTGACTGGACTGCTCCAGTGGGCGGAGGGACGCAAAAAACAGGAGAAAACGATGTAATGAACGCCCTGATCCGGGGCGCACTGAAATGAAAGGAGAACATAAATGGCTGTTGACATTATCGACAGAAGTAAACTTTCCGGGCTTATTCCCGAGCCCGTAACCCGTGAAATTATCCAGGGGGCCGTAACAGAGTCCGCTGTGCTGCGGATGGCCCGCCGACTGCCCAACATGACCAGTAAGACGCAGACCCTCAATGTGCTGGATGCACTGCCTACCGCCTATTTTGTAAACGGTGAAGCTACTACCGGAGCAGCCGACTCTAAGGCATCCCTCAAAAAGACCACCAACATGGCGTGGGACAAGAAGAAAATCTACGCCGAGGAAATCGCCGTCATCGTCCCCATTCCTGAAGCGGTGTTGGATGATAGCGATTACGATATCTGGGGCGAGGTGCGGCCCCGTCTTCAGGAGGCATTCGGAAAGGTCATCGACGCCGCTATTCTGTACGGCACGGACAAGCCGACTTCTTGGCGTGATGGCCTTGTCCCTTCGGCCACTACCGCGAGCGCTGTTGTGACCGCTACCAGCGATATTTTCAAGGACATCATGGGTGAGGGTGGCGTGATTGCCAAGGTGGAGGAGAGCGGTTATATCCCCAACGGCGTGATGGCTGCCATTCAGATGCGCGCCAAGCTGCGCGGCCTTGTGGACAAGAACGGCCAGCCCATTTTCAAGACCGATATGCAGGGAGATACCCGCTACGCGCTGGACGGCATGAGCATGTACTTCCCCGTGAACGGCGCTTACGACCCGGAGGAATCTTTGGCTATCGTGGGTGACTGGAGCCAGTTGGTCTATGCCATCCGACAGGACATGACCTTTAAGATTTTCGATAGCGGCGTGGTGCAAGATCCCACCACTGGCAATATCCTTTATAACCTGATGCAGAACGACATGGTGGCCCTCCGCGCCGTCATGCGGCTGGGCTGGGAGATTCCCAACCCCATCAACGCCTTCAACGTCGGCAATGAGAACGCCTTCCCTTTTGCTGTTTACGCACCGGCGGGGGGTTAATAGGGTCTGACACTTTAACGCTATTCCCCAGCGGTCAGGCCCTATTGGGGAAACAGGTTTCCGAGCTTGTGGGTGATGACCTGAAGGTTTATGAGAGTGGCGCTGTAACGGGCACATTTCATTATGTGACCAACTACACCGAGTTCAGCGACGCCCCGGACGAGCAGAGCGGGTATTATTTCCCAGTTCACCTGACAAAGACCGGGACAAAGATGACCTTCAAGAAAAATGGCTCTCCTACAAAGGAAGACATCCTGTTTGACGCGGACATTGTCTTCCGGGTGACCAAGGATGATACCTTCGAGGTGCTTGTTGATGATTCCAGCGTAGTGAAATTTAGTTTCACTGGGGCGACGTTTGAGCCGCAGGCTAAGACGAAAGCCCGTGCGAAGAAGTAAGGGGGCGGCCTGATGGCTTACGCAGATTATGAGTATTACACTGCTGCGTATCTAGGCACGGCTATCCAAATGGCTGACTTCCCTCGTCTGTCCCTGCGTGCAAGTTCCTTTCTGGACTACTACACGCAGGGCCGTGCGGCTCAAAACAAAGAGCTGGACGCAGTAAAGATGGCTTGCTGCGCCGTGGCAGAACAGTACCAGAGCATCGACCTTGCCCAGCAAGCGGCCCTGAATGCCCTTAAAAACTCCTCAAATGCTGGAGAGACTGGAGAGTTGCAAAGCCAGAGTGTGGGTAGCTGGTCCAAGACCTACCGAAGCGGCGGTGAAAGTGCCCAGCAGGCCGCGACAGCGGCGCAGTCGGCACAAACACATCTTGCATCTGTTGCAGCGCAGTATTTGGTCGGTACGGGCCTTCTATACCGTGGAAGGGGGTGCGGCTATGGACATGTTCCCCCATGTTGTGACGGTCTATAACACCTACGTTGAGACGGACCATTCCACCTTTGAGGAGACCACAGTGAACCACATCACTGTCCTACGGGGAGTCCTTCTGGATGCCTCTAAGGGTTCCAATGTAACCAAGAGCGGGCTGGAAAGCGCGGATGCAGTCAACCTGTACATTCCATTTTCGGTTGAGGCGTTGGACGGTGTGACAGGCATCCAAAGAAGGTATGTCGGGCCAGTCGAGTTCTGGAAAGCAGATGATAAAAGCGACCTATGGACGCTCTCTGTGGCCCGTGATAGTTTTTTCATCAAGGGTGAGGCTATACACCCGGAATGGACGGTACAGACCATAGAGGCCGACTACGACGGTGTGTACGATATTACTAAAGTCGATGAAAAGGACTTCGGCGGTGAAATGGCTCACTGGGAAGTTGGTGGGGTTTAATGCTGAAATTCAGTTTCCGCGCCGAAGGGCTGGAGGCAATCAGGGACAAGTTGGATGAGGAGTGCACCAAAGCGGAGCATACTGTGGCACTCCAGGTGCGGAAGGACACATCACCATATGTTCCGATGCTTACCGGATCATTGGACAAACGGACGCGGGTAGATGGTTCAGAAGTGATTTACCCAGGCCCATATGCACGCTACTTATATTTTGGAAAACTAATGGTAGACCCGGCTACAGGTAGCAGTTATGCATCAAAGGGCACAACAAAGGTCTTGACTGACAAAAACCTTGTATTTAATACAGCATCACATGCGCAGGCACAATCCCATTGGTTCGAAGCCAGCAAGGCCGAGAATTTGGATAACTGGATTCGGACGGCGGATAAGGCGGTGAAACGTGAACTCTGAGAAAAAAGAGAAACCCCGCATGCTGGCGGCGACAGAAGAAGTGGATAAAATCTCCCGCTCCATGCGGGTGTGGGCCAATACCTTCCCGGAAAAGCCGGTGGACATCATTAAATATGAGTTTCTGTCCGCTGACCAGGGAGACGAGACCGGTATGGCATTGTCTACCATCCAGGGGACCTATATCACAAAGCGGTTCATCCTGGGCGGCTATCAGGCGGAGTACCAATTCAAACTAATTTATCGTATTAAGCCTGGGCGCAGCAACGACAAGCGCCTGGAGGCTGACGAGCTACTGAACCACTTCGGTGACTGGGCAAGAAAAAATCTTCCTGATTTGGGAGACGAGATTCGGGCGCTCCGAGTTGAGCCCACCACACAATCCTCTAAATTTGCCGCTTATGAGGACGGTTATGAAGACTACCAGATTTTGATGAAACTGACATATGAAGTTGGCGTTTGAAAGGAGAAAAACAATGCCTGAGTCTGATTTGACTTTTAATACTACGCCGGGCCAGACCGTAGGCCGTGAAATGTTAATTGCTTACCTAAACACTGGAGAGAGCTCTACGCCTACGTGGTCTCCAATCGGTAAGCGTGTAGAGGACAGTTCAGCCGAATACGACTGGCAAACAGAAACCAAAGTTGATATTTTTGGAAATACCTATACCAACGGGAAGAAACCAACCATTACACAAACCTTTGACCCATGTGAGTTGGATGCAGATGACGCAGCACAGGAAAAAATCTGGAACCTTGCTATCAAAGATCAGAACGTGAACGCTTTGATGAATCAAGATATGCTTATTGTCCATCTGTATGCGGGGACGGCCGGAACAGCGGTATTTGCTGAAAGATACTCCTCATGC